CATCTTTATAATCAACTTTCAATTCTTTTCCACCATCTCTAAACCTAAAGCCTTTGACTAATCTAAAATCTCCTCTTTCAATTCTTTCATCAAGCATTGCTTTAGTAATTTTATTTGAGGGAATTTCAACTACTTCTGTTTTTCTTGCCATTTTCTACACCTCAAATTTCTCTCTAGTTCTTTTTACTTTTCCATCTCCCACAATTTCGCTATCCGATTTATATTTAACTACAAAATTTTCACCTTTTTTAGTTATCACTCTATACTGGAATTTAACACCTGATGTATCTTGTGTTTTGATGTTGTGTAAAAAATCTACTTTTTTATTAAACTCTTCTTCATTCAAATCTATATCATATAAAATGTTATTTGTTCCCAATCCAAATCTCATTTCTTCTCCACTAATTTTAAGAGTTACGTTTTTATCAAAGCTAAATCCGTCTAAATATTTTTCAGCAAATTCGTCTAATAATTTTTCAACTTTTTCATTTACTTTTGTTTCCTCATTTGGCATTTGAGTAGTAGCATTTTGATTTTCGTTTTGGTTACTCATCTTCCTTATCCTCCATTTCTTCTATTGTGTTGTCTTCTTTAAAATTAAATTCTATTTTTGCATCTTGTACTGTTTCATCTTCAAGTTTCAATTTTTCAATTTCAACTTTTTCAGACTGTATTCCCTCGTTTACTAACTGTGCCTCAACTTCAAGAAGTTCATAGTTAGTTAATAGTTTTCCAGTCCGCATTATTTCCTTTTCTGTTTTTACAATTAAACTTAATTTCTTTTCGAGTGCTACAACCTCTTTTTCAGAATTTTCTTTTTTATTGATTAGTTGTATAATCCTTATCGCTGTATTCCTTTTTGCTATTGCTATATTTCTTAAAAAGTCAGGCAAATCATAATAGACTTCATCTATAATCTTCTGTGCCTGTTTTTCGGTTGCTTCTAATCTCATTTGTCTTATACTTCTGGCTTTTCTGTAATATGTAACTTCTGAAATATCATATTTTTTCATTACTTCATCTTTTGGAACATCGTTAATTATGTCTGATTTTATTTGTGTTTCTTTATTGTTTGCAACCTTTTGCAACTGGTTGCGTTTTGCGGTTGCATTTTTCTTCTTAATGGTTGCACTATTTTCTTTTTTTTTAACCCACTTTTCTCTACTAATCCAACTTTTGATAGTTCCTACTTTTTGATTATATTTTTCAGCCAATGCCCTTATGCTTGTTCCATTCTCATATTCGTACTTAATCAGTTCTTTTATGTCATTTGTCATTTCTCCTTGTCCTTTAATTCAAATCTAGTTTTTCATATTTTCTTATTACAACACCCTCATCAAATCGTTTTGGATATTCTTGTTTTATTTTTTCCAATTCCTTTTTTACTCTTTTATTTAATGGAAAGGCATATTTATGTTTTCCTTTTGTATAATATTCACTTGCATTTGAATCTATCTTTTTCAAAAATGTCAAACTTTGAGAGCCTTTACCATATTTACTATGAATTGATTTTGGATGCGTCTTTTTGCCATTTAATATAAAATATCTTTCTCCAGCTGTTCTTCCTAAATAAATCCAGTTTGTCGCCTGATATATTCCGCCTTTATGATTTTGTTCCGTATCAGCATAGGAAATAATCACATACAAGTCTGGACATTTATTTTTAAGAAATTTAATTGCCTTAGCCAATATTTCACTTACGAAATGCTTATGATTAGTTAATGCAACTCTTGTGAGTTCACAAATCCTATCTTGTTTCAATCCAAATTGTGTTCCCAAATTTACATTTGCACCTCTTGAGAAAATAACACATCCTATATATTTCCCATTTTCCCAAGCACCAACTTTAACTGTCTTACCTGCTGGCATACATTTTGAATAATGCCAGTTCTTACAGGCATATTCCGCTGCTTTAAAATCACACCAGTCTATTTTTAAATCATTCTTGTTCTCTTGCATCGAACACCTCCCCGCAATGTGGACAAGTTATATATTTTGGATCAAGTTTATCAAGTCTTGGCTGTTCCTCTTCAGATACTGGTTGAAAATCAATCTCTTTTACCAAATCCTCTAATTCCTTTTCTTCAAAACCTAAAATAGAAATATCAAAATCCAAGTTTTTTAATTCCATTAGTTCTTTTTGAATCTTATCCCTGTCAAAATCAGTTGCAAGTGTCAATTGATTGTCTGCTATTATATAAGCTCTTTTCTGTTCCTCAGATAAGTGAGAATGCCTTATTACTTCTACTTCGCTATATCCCAATTCTTTCAAGGCACATAGCCGTCCGTGTCCTGCTAACAGCATATTATCCTCATCTATTAACAGCGGAAGCATAAAATCAAAATTTTTAATAGAATTTTTTATTTTCTCTATATGCTCTATATCGTGTTGCTTTGCATTATTCTCATATTCCTTTATAAAATTAATGTTTATTTTCTCTATTTTCATTAAATCACTCCATTTTCTGAATCCCACCAAATCCCAACCACCTAAAAGGCTACACTATATATAAAATCAAGAGGGAGACTAAACAAAAAAAGCCGACTTATAAATAGACTATATTTCTATAGTTTATCTATAAATCGGCTCACAAGTTCTAAGTTTTTGCCAACTTATTCTATTCTATCTTTCAAAAAAAGTTTTCTTACTACTTTTCCATTTTCTATTATCGCTCTTGCTTCTGTCTTTTTGTTATTCTTTTTTAATTTTAAAATATCTATTATAAAAAATAACAAATTTCTATCTTTTTTTATTTCTTCTATCTGCTCTTTAGTAAGCATTCTATCACTCCTCTATTATACCTTATTTTATTCATATTTTCAACTATTTTGATTGTTTTTTATACTCTAATTGCAAAAAAATTAATAAGCCAAATTAAACAATAAATTACAAATAAATTTATTGACATACCAATTAAAAATGCTATTATGCTTGTTATTCTAAATTTTAATACTGCTATATTCTTTTTAAATTTTATTACTAAGCTAAAAATGAACCATATTAATATCAAAACTGTTGTTATAGTAAGTAGTACATTTATTGCTCTCATAATTATATCTAACATTTTATCCCTCCTTAAATGCCTTAAAATGATTTTTATAAATTTTCTTCAGTTCTTTTATTTGTTCATCATCCAAATAAATACCCCTTACGTTGTATTTTCTTTCAAATGTCTGAACTCCCCAATTATGTTTCTGATTGTGATGTAGTCTACACAATGAAATATACCGACCTTCCTGTCCAGTATCTTTTTTATAAGTTCCGTGAGTGCTTGCGATTGAATCCCAATGTTCCAAGTCTATACTGTTACTTTCTGTATGATATTTTCCACATACGGCACATTTTCTATGTTTCAGCATAGAATAAATATATTTCTCCTCGTTCTGCTGTTTATACAGCATTTGCATTTCTTCCCACATTGCTATATCGTTCTGAAGAAAATAGTCGAAAAGGAAATTGGTAAATGCCACAGCTTCGACATTACTCATTAATTTAAGTGCCAAGCTAAAAGTATCATTCAGTTTGATAAATAACATTTGAATTTCATCGGTTACAAAATCCATTAAATCATTTGTGATTATATTGATTTTGCTTTCTTTTGTGTAATTCTTGTCAATTATGTTTCCGATTCTGTCTTTCAGCTTACTCTCCATATTTCTAAAAGGCTCATATCCCTTTATATTCTTGCCACTATGCTTAATATAAAGTTTTTTCAAGTCTTCCTTTGCCTTATATAGAAAATAATCAGAAATGGCAGGCTTTTGCTTGCTAGTCTGCCAATTTATATCTACTCCTTTCAGCTTGTAAGCGTAGCAGTCTATGAACCAGTAAATTAATTTTTGGTTTTCCCTACTCATTCTTTTAGACATTTTAGATCAACCTTTCTTGCCATACCTTACTTTTAATATTGAGCCAAGTTTTTGTCTTTTTTCCCAGACTTCATCATTGGGAGCAAATTCTTTTCTTTTTTGAATATCCTGTCTTCTTTTGCAAAGAGTTACAACTGATATTTTCTCTTTTATGTCATTTATATTCCAGTTATGTTTTTCGCAAATTTTAACAAGCAAATGGGTATCTACATCATCTGCATTTTTTAATTCAGGATATTCCCTAAAAATTTCTTCAATTTCTTTAGTATGATTTATTTTTGCCATTATTCCCTCCTAACTGAACAAATCATCTATCATATATCTAAAACTTTTTATTTTTTTATGTTGAAACAACTGTTTTCCAATCTGTCTTACTTCATCTATATTGATACTTTTCTTATTCGTCATTTTGTAAAACTCATCAAAATTATGAATATCTATTGCATAAGTTTCTGACAAATCTCTAAAATTAAGTATCATATACGCTTTTACATTATTTTTCTTTGCTTCCAATCTCAAGTTATATAAAAACGTCTGCTGTTCATCAACTGTGTCTTTTATATTTGTGAATGGCATTGATTTACCTAAAAAACTTTTCAACTCCACAAGGACGAGCAAGCCGTCCCTGAAGAGTATAAAATCACATAAGTTTTTGTTTTTGAACCTAACCATCTGCCCATTAACAGTCCCTGTTGTTCCATCTTTTAGCCTTTGCAAAAAGATTTCATCAGTATTAACACTATTTTTAAAATCTTCCTCAAACTTTTTCCCTGCGTTTGTTGCCATTATTCAACAACCTCTGCCTCTTGAACAGTTGCAAGCGTTGCTCCGTATATGCCGTCTTTTCCTTTTTTTGTAACCGTTATTTTCCCTTCATCAATAAACTTTTCAACAATTCTTGTACATTCCTTAGCCTGTATCTTAGTATTTAACTGAATATCACGTGCTTG